GGTCGTCATTGAGGACGGTCAGCTCGATCAGGTTGTTATAGCTCGCCTGATCAAACTGTCTGTCTGCCGCGAGCCGCGCCCCCGTCACAAAAGGCTCCTGCTCGCTCGGGGTGACCGTCGCGATGGAGTAGATGACCGGTGTGATCCTGTCGCGGTCCTGCTGGTCATAGGAGCGGTCCGGGTGTTTGAAGTAGGTCACGAACTGCGTGACGTCGTCATTGTTGTAGACCACCAGCTTGTTGACGTCGACCGAAGTCTCGCCGAGCGAGATGTTCTTCGAGATGATACTCGGGAGATCTGCCTCGATGTAATACGGCGTATTACTCACGACTCCGATCCGGAGCGTGATCGTCTTGGCCGTAAAGTCCGGCACCGCATAGACGCCGAGCTTGTACTTCGCCAGCGCCGGCATGATGATCTGGTCATACAAATTAATTATGGCCAGATAACTCAGCTTGCTGCTGGGCGTGATGTAAAAATCCCAATTATAAGTCTGGCTGATCGTCTGCAGCTGCAGGCCGGGAACGTTCTGCAGCGTGTCACCGTTGGCGATCCAGTTGACCCGGATCAGGTCATAGATCGTCTGCTCCAGTGACTGCTGACTGCCCTGCAGCGTAGTGTCGAAGAGGACCTCGTTGCTGAAGAACGAAGACACAAACGGCTCATACTCGATCTGCGTGACCGTGTGGGAGAGCTTGGCATCCGTCACGACCTTGACGACGCCGAAAAACTCCAACTCGCCGCGGTAGATCCGCACGTAGTCGCCCTTTTCGACGTCCTGCGTATAGGGGATTGAGACGGTCGAGGCCTTCGGGATCAGGTAGTCCTCACTGTAGACCGGCGCGTCCGCGTTGGTGTGGTGCTTCAGCTCGAGGCTCCGGTCGAATATTTCAACATTAAACGGTGTCATACTCGATCATGCCCTCCACCTGCAGCGGGATCGGATCCGCCGAGTCACCGCTGACTGAGATCGTGTTCTGCCCATACTGCAAATTGATAAACCTCTGTGTGCCGAAGTCGCTGCTCTGATATAGGTCGACGATCACGTTCCCGGCCAGGTCGAGCTTGCGGATCTGGTACGGTGTCACTGTTGTGTCGATGACCAGCTTCCTGCCCTGCTCGATCTCCGCGAAGACCTTCCCAGTCGCGACCAGGATGTTGTCCACATAATGCCGCCACGCCGGATTGGTGCATGGTCCGTATATCGTGATCCGGCAGGGTGAGGCCGCAGCTGACTCGCTCCGGATGATGATGCTCTGGGCGATGCTGTTCGTGTAAGTATAATTATACTCGTAGTTATACTGCTTACCGCCGGATCCGGCGCCTGCGTCGTTGTACTCTGACACGAGCTGATAGAAGGGCGTCGAGCATGTAAACTCAATCTCGGACTGCAGCGGGTTGCTCTCGTCCTTATCGATCATTGTGATCGCTCCGTCCCGTCTGTAAACGACGTCGCCGGGCTTATACTCCAGATGAAGCGGACGGTGCTGGCAGAACTTCGCGAAATTGAAATATTCGCGAGGCTGCCAGAACCGCACCGTCCCCTGGATCTTGCCCTGTTCGGCGTTGTACGAAAGGAGCTCGTAGTGCGAGCCGATCCGGGCGTACTCCGTCGCAGCGGAGAGCCCGAGGCCCTTGACCGTATGCAAAAATCTGTTCTGCCTCTCGGTGAGCGTGTAGGTGTCACCAAGCGCGTTTACAAGGTTAAAAGTCCTCATGCGTATACCGCCATTCCGAGCCGCCTGTTAAGCTCGCCGTAAATGTCCTGACCGTCCTGCCCCCGCGCCTTGGCAAACTCAGGGAAGTAGGTGATCAGCAGCTCGAGGATGTAGCGCAGCGTCTCGTCTGCGTTTCCCGTGGCCAGCTGACCGGGCACCCATCCGGCCATCTGCCTCTGATAGGAGGATGCCGTGCTGAGCGCGGCGCCTGCCATCGCCTCGTCGATCAGCCCGAGATTCTGCCGGATGCCGAGCGCGACGCCGGCGGGGATCCACTGGCCGACCTCATCCCTCATGACCGTGGACGGGGATCCGATGCCGAGGAGTCCCTTGAGCTTATCGACGGCGCCGCCTGCGACTCCGCTGATCGCCTCGCCGAGGATGCTCGCGCCCTTGCTGATACCTTCCGCGATGCCCTTGAGGATATCCTTGCCGATCTCCAGCCAGTCGAAATCCATAAAGGCGTCTTTTATGCTGTTGATGACCTCGGGGATCTTTTTCACGAGGTCCGGGATGCCGCGGATAATACCGGCGGCCAGCTGAGCGATGATCTCGAGGCCCTTCGCCAGGATCTCCGGCATATGCGACAGGAGCGTCGCCAGGATCTGGGCGACCACCTGCGCGATCGATGCGACAATCTGCGGCATATTATTGAGCACGCCCGTCGCGAGCTGCCCGACGATCTCGATGCCCTTTGCCAGAATCTCCGGCAGGTGGCTCGTGATCGTGGTGATCAGCTGGGTGACGATCTGGCCCGCCGAGGTGATCAGCTGCGGGAGGTTGCTGAGGATCCCGTTGATCAGGCTCAGGAGCAGATCCGCGCCGGTCTGGAGGACCTGCGGGACCATCGTCAGGACCGCATCGATAAAGCTGTTGAGCGCCTCACCGCCTGCCGTCATCAGCTCCGGGAGCGCCTGCATGATACCGCTGACCAGCTGGGTGATGACCTCGACGCCCTGCGCGAGCATCTGGGGAAGTTCCGACGACAGTGTCGTGACCATCTGGGTGATGATCTGGCTCGCCGTCGCAGCGATCTGCGGCAGGTTGGCCGCAAGGCCCTGCAGGAGGTTCATGAGGATGTCCACGCCTGCCTGCCGGATCTGGCCGACTGCGGTCAGGATAGCGCCCAGAAACTGCGTGATTGTCTGGCTGCCGGAGGTCATCATCTGCGGGATGCCCTGCAGGATGCCGTTGACGATGCCGTTGATGATCTCCACGCCCCGGGCGAGGACCTGCGGGAGCCCGTTGGTGATGCCCTGCGTGAGGCCCTGGACCATCTGCAGGCCAGCCTGTGCCAGCTGCGGAGCCTTGCCTAAAATATCGAGCAGCGACTGCCGGATCAGCGGCGCCGCCGTGGCAAATGCTTCCGGGATGCTCGTGACGAGGTTACCCAGGAGCGGCAGGAGGTTATCAAACACAAAAGTCTGGACCGTCCCAAGGAGCTGCCCCAGAGACTCACCGACGCCCTCACCGAGGGCCATCGATGCCAGGAAGTTGGCGAGCGATGCCTTCATCGCGCCCATGGAGCCCGAAAAAGTCGTTTTTGCCTCCTCGGCTGCGACGCCGGCAAGGCCAAGGTTTTCCTGGATAACGCCGATCGCGTTGTATACGTCGCCGAGGCTGTCGATGTCGTAGTGCACGCCGGTCAGCTTTTCAGCATCCGCGAGCAGCCTCTCCATCTCGGTCTTAGTGCCGCCGTAACCGAGCTTTAAGTTATCGAGCATCGTGTAGTTTTGCTTCGCGAAGCCCTGATAGGCCATCGTGACAGATCCGATATCCGTGCCCATCTTGGCAGAGTTGTCAGCGATGGCCATGATCGCGGCGTTGGCCGCCTCCGCAGCCTTAACCGTGTCGCCGCCGTAGGAGGACTTCAAGGCCGCGCCGAAGCTGACCGCCTGCTCTGCGTAGTCGTTGGCAGAGATGCCCGCGGCGGCTGCCGCGTTGGCGTACTCTTTGAGCTGCCCGGACGCCTCTCCGTAGATCGTGTCAAGGCCGCCGAATGACTGCTGTATCGCGCCGCCGGCATCGAGCGCCTCCTTGATGATCGTGCCGATCCCCGCAGCTGCCACCACGCCCTTGAGCGTGCTGACGAGATTGCTGCCGAGGCTCTCGCCTCCGGCCTTGCCTGCGGCGGCTGTCTCTCCGCTTAGCACGTTAGTTATGGATCCTGAGATGCCCTGCGCAGACGGTACGATCTGCACATATGCTTTACCGAGATCAGGCATATCTCTCAATCCTTTCGAGTATCTTCTTACGGGCCGCGTCGAAGGCTGCGCCCGAGTCAAATTTTGCCAGGTCGTCCTGCTCCCGCTTCTCGCCGAGCAGGATCGGCGTCAGGGGCTCCGGAGCTCCTTTGCCTCTGGCCGCGTCCTTGGTCTGAGCCCACCGGAGCCAGGCCACACCGTCGAGGATCCCCGACAGGAGGACAATCTCCGGGTCTGCCTTGAGGCCCGCCAGTGCCTTCTTGGTGCGGCTGCGGTCCTCCAGACCTAAAGTCAGCACTGCGACCTGGTCGGGCGGCAGTGCTGTCATGTCATAAATGTGGTAATACTGAGCAAGGTCACAGACCAGCTCGTCGGGATGCCTCGCCATGATATAGGCGAGGAGCGTCAGTTTTTTGACGCTTTTACTCCTTTGACGATCTCAACGATCTCCGCGTACTCGCGCAGCACAGCCTCAGAGCTGACCGTCTTCGCGCCTCTGGCGAGATACCGGGCCAGCCTCTGCGTCTGCTCCTCGCCGAGGGCCAGCTCGACCAGGTCAACGATCCCGTTGGTGGCCTTGAGCTGATCCTCCTGCTGGACGTCGCGGACCGCTCGCATGAACTCCCACGACGTAAAAACGGCCTCGTCCACTGAGAAACGAAAGCCGGATTTAGTAGTGCCTTTTACCATCGTTTACCTCCTTGTCTGCAACTTACGCCGCAGGCTTGACGATGTATTCGTAGTGTGTATTACCTGCGGAGTCGGGCAGGCAGGAGACGGTAGTCTCGTAGCCGATCGCCTCGTCGTCCTTGTAGGTGATCTCACCGACCTCGCTGACTTTGCAGTTCGGTATGACGATCCTCTTGAGGATGCCACCCTTGAGGATCATGTCGATGACGAGGATCTGATAGTCGAGATCCTTGGCGTTAGCCTTGATGGTGATGCCGGTCGCGAGCGTTCCGGTCACGTTGTCATCTCCGTAGACCAGCTTGAGGACGGCGATGTTCAGCACCTCGATCAGTGTAAACGTGAAGGTGTCCTCTTTGGACGTGATGACGTTGAGGACCGTGTCCCCACCCCATGCCTTAATGTCCTCGCTCTCGGGGCTGTTGTTATTGACGACGCCGTCCTCGGATACGTAGCCAAGGGCCGCGAAGGCGGCGTCCAGAGCTGTGGACGCATCCGTCGGGACAGTCGAGCCGAGGGGCGCCCTGGAGAGAGCTCCGGCGACGGCGGGCTTGCCTGCGGACACATTTGCAACATTGTTAGCCATGTTTTTGTATCTCCTTAATAGTGAGTCACGTCATAGACGGACTGATAACGCATCTGTTCGGATTCGGGATCCGTAAAATTGTAAGAGGAGTTAAGCCGGACCGCGGTGACGCCGTCCAGCTTTACAGCGTCAAGCATTGCCCGACGCGCCTCATCATCCAGCGCCGCCGCTTCGATCAGCGTCTCCGCATTGGACTGGATCGCAAATGTGGTGGTGTAAATATGATTTTCCAGGGACATCCCGGTCCGCTCGACCGTCACGAAGAGCCTCGGCTTTTTGACCGGCACCTGCGCCGATACGGGGACCGGGCGGAGGGCGTCAGAAAGATGTTTAATTATTACCGCGTCGATCATGATCATCCTCCGAGCGCTTTGAGCAGAGTGTTGTTTTTGAGGTTGTCGCGCCGTGCCTTAAAGGTCGCAGCGTGCACGCTCGCGTTCACTCTCGTCTTACCTGTGTGGACCGTGACCTCGTAGCCGTCACCGCAGCGGTCCGCGACCTGGTCGGCGTACTGCTTGCAGATCGCGGACATCTCGGCGCTCTGGAGGAGCTCCCGGACGCCGGCAGAGTTGAGCTCAAACTTCACTTTACTCATATCGCTTTACCTTGATGTTATGCTTCCACCGCAGCGGGATGTTGGCGTCAATGCCCCGGATGATGTCGCCATAGGTCTGGTACATCTCCCCGAAGATCTCCACCCGGCTGTCGAGCCAGTTGTGGGTGTCTCCGTAAGGGATCCCGAGGACATACTCCGCACGGATGCCGGCGAGCTGGACCGTGCTGTTGTCCTCGTCAGACGTGGCCGATCCGACCAGGACGTCGTCGATCTCGACAGGCGTCTCCTGGATGACCGGCACGCCGAAGTCGTCCACGCCGATCTGCTGCCGCTCGTATAAAATTACTTTCGTTCCGTGCAGCGCCATACTTCCATCGCTCCAATCTGCTGCCTCAGGATCCCGAGCCTCTTGAGGTCGTTCTTCATGATGCACCCGGCGATTCCGCCGCCGGGGATCGCATAGGAGCCGCTCCAGGAGTAGCCGAGGCCGCTCTGGGACTCCTGACTGTAGACGTCGCCGGTCGTGCTCTGCCTGATCGCCCTGCCGACGATGTCCACCGTCACCAGCTTGGCGACGCTTGCGAGGCTCTCGGATGCCTCAATCATCGCGTCCAGATCCTTCCCCGCGTCGACGGCGTACTGCCGCAGCGCGTCGCAGATCAGCGGGAGCATCGCCTCCGCTTTAACCTGCTCCGACGCGCTTAAAGGCCGGAAAAGCACCTGGACGTCGTCGATGGTGGCATAATTACTTGCCACGCTTCGCCGCCGTTTTCTTCTTGGGCGCCTCGTCTGCAGGCTTCTCAGCCTTCTCAGGCAGATCGTTGACGGGCTCCCAGTTCTCACCGACACACGGTGTCGGACTGATGAC